GAATTGTACTTCTACGTTCCTGAAAAAGAGCAGTTAAAAAGCAGTGTTGGAGTTTTGACACGGCCAGTCTCAATGGTCGAAATCGAAATTTTAGGCTGGATCAGTAAGGAGTCATTTCTCCTACATTCCGAGCTTATCAATTTTGGATATCGTGACAATTATGCTGTTAGTCAGAGTCAATTAGAACAACCAGAGTTTTTAAAAGCCTACTTAGATACACTATGAAACTTTACAGCCTTCACCGCATATACGACGGCAAATGGGACATCATACTGCACATTCGCCGTAACCCAGAATGGGCTTATCACTACGAACCACGGCCAGACATCAGGTTGCTCGTAGAACAAAACTACGATCTGTCCATAGATGAAATGGCACGTTTGCTATTAGCGCAGGTAATGGATTGTGAAGCGGTAGAAGTAGCTACACTATCTGGTCACGGGGTACACATTAAAAAGAGCAGCTATGACGTTGAAACCGATTAGAGAAGTTTTTAACGAATCATTCTGGCGTGAATTGCGAGCTAGCCAGAAAGCAGCCCAAGAGCGAGCAGCACAAGTAAACACCGTGACTGCCAATCAGGATGCTGCCATCCTACATCTGTCTACAAAGAACAGGAGGGAACATGCCGCTTTCAAAGAAGGGACTCAAAATACGGGAGTCTATGGAAAAGTTTTACGGAAAAGATAAAGGCGAAGAAGTATTTTACGCCAGCATCAATAAGGGGAACATTAAAGGTGCTGAAAAGAAAAAGTCTAAAAAGAAGTAGCTTTTTGGCGCTAATCGCTTTGAGCGGTTGTTATGCTCCAACCAAGGTAGAAGCGCCAATATACCTCTGCTGGCTAACCGATAAAACCAGCGTATGCGCTCCCGCCAACAAACCGCTGTCTGAGACGTTCAAACAGCTACCACCAGCCAAAATCAAACCATGGGGAGACAATGGTAAACTCCAGAGCTAAAGGCGCTAGAGCAGAGCGTGAACTATCAAACAAACTAAAAGAGTTCGGCTTTGAGGCTAGACGGTCTCAACAATACTGCGGTGCCGCTGGTGATGCCGACATCGTTTGTCCCGAACTGGCATCATACCATATCGAGTGTAAAATGGTTGAAGCTCTCAACATCCATAAAGCTATGGAACAAGCACTTAACGATTGTCACGATAAAACACCAATATGCATACACAGGAAAAACCAAAAACCATGGCTCGTCACAATGTACCTCGAAGATTGGATCACGTTGTTCAAATCAAGCCGTTCGCAGACGTTGAACCAGAAGAAACAAGAGAGTTAAGTTTACCTGAACATCTGCTTTGGCTGGCCGTAATTGATAGAGCTATCGCCGATTATATTAAGCCACCACCTGATTTGTGCATCAAATACAAGCAGGGTCTGGAATGGTTCTTTTACGAAGAAGAAGCACAACCTTTCAACCTAGCTTTTATAACCGAACAACTGTTTGAAGATGATTATAAAGCTCAAGCAGTAAGACAACACTTGGCTAGACTAAAAACTAATCCAGAAGAAATGAATCGCTACCACAACAAGCGATACAGCCTAAGAATTAACAGCAAATACTACTAACGCTTTTTTTTGTCGAAAAGCGACCAAGCCTGAGACGCAGCATAAAGTACAGCGCCACCTATTACTGGCTCGGCAGCATTAACAAGGTTGTGTGCGTCACCCTCAGATACGCCAACAGCAAGCAAGCCACCCGCTGCAAGAGTTAGCAAGTGCCGAATGATAGATGCGAGAAATAACGGCATAATATCCTCTTAGTTCTTTGATAAAAATATAGCGGGTATTTGCAATCCCGCTTTCGTGGGTCTACAAACGAACCTCGTATGCAATTCATCCACGGTTCCCAATAATAGGCTAAATCACAATGCTTATATCGGTCTACCCACTTTTTTACGTCTAACTCCCGACCACTCTTACCATCCAAATCCACTATACATGGCGCAGATAACTTAGGATTTTGTCCGTGTCGTTCACAAACGTATCTTTTTTGACAGCTCTGCCCGTGAGGATTATCCACAACGCTACAATAAGGCAAAGCAGCAGATACCCGATTGAGTAAAATTCTTCTGGCACTCGCATTTAAATCACACTCCAAACAAGGGGATACATAACAAGTCAAATTCTTAACGCCACTTAACCTTTTGACCGTCGTGTCTAAAACAGCCGTAAACCTACGCATCAACCTTGAATTTGGATTTCTTACTGCGCGATTAGCAGATCGCTTGCTATACCCCCACAACGGCTCATAACGACCACATCTGCGGTTTCGCATACACGGACCATTCATAAGGTGTATTCGCACCACCTTGGCTTTATCGCTCGCTAATAGCTTGTCAGCGCACTTGCAGTCTTTGGCAAAGGTTTTCTCTAGCCAGCCAGTTACAATCGTATCCTGGCCGCTCCAAAGGCGCTCAACAGCTCTACAGTTTGTTTGCGGGTGACACAGACTTAGTAAACTGGGAGCGGCTTGTGAATTTGTAATCGTGACCAAAACAAAGATAACCACCGCTAAAAGCGGATTCATCTCTCCAGCACTTTATCTAGCTTGTGCTCAATTCGCTCAATCTGATTGCGGATATGATTAAGCTCAGTTTGCATAACCTGAACTTCCATCGTTACACGATATTTAGCTTCTTCAAGCTCGTGCAAACTATTCTTTACGGCTCGATAGTCCATACCAACTATGGATACAACTACGCCAATAATTGCTTTTACAGCTAAATCAAACCAATACTTTAGGTGTGTAAAATCTTCGGTGCTCAATGTACTCGCCCCCCGCCGTAAGCATCAATAATAAGTATCTCTGCTTCGGGAGTGTTTCCCATCAGTTCCATGAACTTGAGAAACGCCGATCTACTTGCCAAGATAGCTGTCTCTTTACCTACCTTGCCAAATTGCAATCCTAGTAAAATACAACCGTGTGTATCTTTGTGCGTATTGCCAGCATGAAACAAAATGTGACTACGCTCTGGCACATCCATTATCTGATACGTTACACCGAACTTTGGACTCTTGTGCAGCTTCATCTTATACCGACCGACCGGAATACAGCTCACTTTAGTCTCATTGTAACGCCACGCATCTTCCAGCGTAACCATCTCCGGCGAATCATCAATACAGAGTACGCCCATAGTAGCGCCGTTATACTCTGTAACTCTGACTAGCCGGAGCTGTTTCATGCTGGCTTAACTGGAAAAACCCACTTTCTAGGGTCGTTGTCTTGTTGTGGTAAGTTTCTAAGTTCTTGCCGATACGTTACAAAAACATCTTTATCAACATTACTGTCTGACAACTGAGTCCAGTCAGTCGCTGTTAGTTCGTTATTTCTCCAGATGCGAATACGCTCTTTTAGATAATCCGCTGAAACATCTGATGCTTTTTCAAATACTGCTACAAAATTAGTCCAATTCATATTTATTTTACACCCTATATGTAATGGTAAAAGACAAAACATCGTTGGTTGTTAATGCTATCGCAGGAGCTACACCCCAATAATTGCCACCGCCGCTGTCAGACGTGAATGCAACTTGTGTTGTGCTGGAAGGACCAACTGCTCCTGTATAAAGTATATTTGTACTCCCATCATAAACTAATCCAGCTCCTAAACTTGTGAAGGCTGGCGTATATACCATCGCAGTCGGTAAACTTACCAATACGGAATTCCCCGCTGTGCCAGTCCCCGTTACAGTGAAACGAAAAGTAACCGTCACGGTTTTATTATCGTAATCAATAAAATAATAACCTTCTGGAATGCCAGCCACGGCTCCACCTTGAGTAATTGTCGGAGTCCAGCCTAATGCAACACGAGAAGGATTCAGAAGATACGCATTAGTGCCGTTGATATAGCAAAGATAATTAAAACCTGTTTGTAACTGTCCAGCTTTTAGCGGCTGTCCATCTCTTGTTGATAGTGCAATAGCACCAAGACCGCTAATATTTATAGTTACCGCACCTGTGTTGGTTGCGTTTGTAAAGAAATTATAAACGCCAAACTGATAAGCCAGCATCGGTATTGTTGGCGTCAAAACTAGCGCATTCGCCGTCCCACTTGATTGTCCGATGTAACTAAATTGGTTAGCATGTTGAGTAGCGCTTTGATTTAAAACGATAAACTGTGTGCCGTCGTAAATTATTTCATACAAAAACCCCTGACGGATCATGTATCCAGTGGCAGCTGCGTTTGTTTCGCTTAAAAATATGCTTTTTGCACCTAATCCGCTAACGTTAATAGTAACTGCGCTTGTGTTAGTTGCACCTGCAATAAACAAAAATTTTTGACCAGCTGCATAGGCGGTAATGGCAGGAGATGGTGTTAATGTTTGAGCGTTGGCACTACCTCCAGACGTACCGCACCAGATATATGCTTGAGCCTGAGCCTGACCAAGAGTAATAGCGTCTGTCGCAGCTGTGCCATTTGCTACGTTAGTTGCCTTAAACCCGCCAAGGTTTAGATTCCCAGTAGCAGAATTAGAGCCATCCTTGTTCAAGCATTGGTTGATGCCTGTAGCAAAATCGTTATCCTGCGTGTCATGCCGTCCAGCCTCAATGCCAATACCTAGCGATGCGTCACCAGTCCATCCACCAGTTGCTGCGTTTCCTTTCGTGTACGATCCACCAGACCAACCCATAACTATCTCCCTATGTT